GCCACACTCGTATGCGGGTTGAACAAAGCGTCCCAAAAGAAACGGGCAGCAATACCAGTTGTGCTACCTAACTGGCGTGCCTTTAGGAGCATTTGGTGCTTGTTGTTATTAAAGTTGTCGTTAATCTCACGCTGGGCAGCATTAAGAACCAACGGACGCAGCTTTGCATCCTTTGTTACAATCTTTAAATATTTCTTACAGAAATAGTCAAAGTCATTACGACAGAGACGTACCTCTTCCTGTACCGACATTATATCCCTAGAACCGCAGCTGCAGCAGGGCCAAGCACAGAAGCGATAGCAACAACAGAAATAATCACCGTCGTATGAAAGTCTAGCTTGCGCTCTATGCGTTTGAGTCGAGCGTCCACGCCGTCAAGGCGTGTGTGCGCTCGTACGATCTCAGTTTCTACAGTCTGCATCTAGCATCTCCAACGCTTAAGAGCGGCGCCCTTCGGCGTGAGTTTGCCACCCTTGCTTGTTGGCCCCTTAACGCCTCCCATGCGAGCACAAAAGGATCTTCTTCGTGCAGCCCGCTTCCCTTTGGGGTTGCTTTCAGTAACCGGAGGTTTGAGGTTAGCGCCCTCAGTGCGCTTGAAGTGAGCCCGACCCTTGGCACTAAGACCACCCGTGCGGCTATGCTTCTTAGGATTATAACCAATAAAAGGCTTCTTTAGCTTTCTCTTTGCAGCCTTCTGCCGATCAGCACTCCTCATGTCTTCTTCCTCAGAGATGTGCCGGCCGCTAGACCATGACGAGAATACTGACGGCCGCTCCGAGTAGCAGCAGCTTTCTTTGTTGCTGCCGCACGCAACTGAGATCGGCCAGAAGAAGTAGACTTCAATCTGCTTATCTTCTTGCTGGGAAGATAAACACCGGACCCGCCAGGTCCGGGTTTATCCTTTCCAGAATACTTCCACTTCTGCTTTGACCAATGAGAAAGAGAAGTCTTCTTCTTCGCTCCACGATAGCCGCCGCCCCCACTCTTATAAAACTTGGTAGCCAATTGCATGGCACGGGCAGAATGCTTCCCGCCCATCTTAGCTTTTGCTCTAGCCTTAGATCGCTCCCAAAGCGCAGGGTTCGTCTTCTGTGCAATACTCATTTCTTTTTGCTCCGAAGCATCCTTAACGCCGCATTCAGCCTGGCTACCTCGTCCTTTGTCAGCCGATCCTTCTTCCGGGTGCTAATACCAGCAAGCCGAAATGCAGCACGGTTCTCCTTGATCACACGGTCAATCTCAGACTGAGGAGGACGCATTACACCTTCTTACCAAGAACAGCGCTCAACCGAGAGTAATGATCACGCATCTCAGTCAGACCCTCCTTCACCATACTCTCCATATCTTTCACTTCTTTCTCCAAGGAATCAAGCTTACTTCCTAGTTGCTGAAGTGTCTGGAGCCGCTCGTCATCGTACTTGCGGACAACAGCATCATACCGATCACGCACCTCCGCCTCACGACGATTGCACTCGTCGGCCTGCTCTTTGAGCTGTGCCTGGAAAGAATCTACCTGCTCCTGCTGGCGCTTGTTCCCCTGAACATAAAGCCAGAAGATAGCCCCGGAAGCTAACCCCAGCGCACCAAAATCTAATAACGCTGAGGTTAACTCGGGAGGCATTTAACTCTTTCGGTGGTTCCGAATCTCTTGGACGCTAACACGAATACCCTTACAGGATTTCGCTACCTCAGAGCAAACCTTACGGACACGTCGGCCCGCAGCATCGTTGCCCTTCTCGAAGCGCTCAAGATCCTCGACCGCAGCTTGCAGCCCCTCAATCATTTCTAATAAATCTGCTTTCATGGCTAATACTTCTCCTCTATGCGCAGAGCTTTCTTCTCTGCTGTTGTTTCCATGCCGCTCAAGACTTCGTAGATAGCCGTCGTCGAAGTCTTCGCCCGGTCGTCCAAGCCCCAGGTTTTCCGGTCCAAAAACGACACGTTCTTTACGATCTCCGATGCTACCTTGATCACCAGCAGCTGCTTGAACGGATCCTCGTTCGGATACGCCATAGCTCTCGCTAGTGCTTCGTTCATCATTTCCATCAGTGTGGAGGTCGCTGCCTTGTGCCTCGCTAACACTCCCTCCACCTCCGCTGTTACTTCGATCTCCGAGGTCTGGATCTTCTGCTCGATCACTCCCCTCGCCCTCTCCAGAATCGCGTCCGAGGTTAGACGAGTCGACCGCTGCCAATCCCCCGATTCTTTCCAGCGGTGGATAGTTCTTTCCGTTACTCCGTGCCTTACCGCCAGAGTCGCTACCTTCTCCCCGCTCTCGTACTCCGCCTGAATCATTGCTCGAAGTTCTGGATGGATTCTTCCCCCCGGACCTTTTGGCAACCTTTCGTTTAGAGGCAAGTCGGACGGGAGACTTGTAGATAGCTCCCCGCTTCTTGAGTTCTTTGATTTCTCCGCCATAGGTCAAATACTCCCTAATGTTCTCAGGTGTGTTCTCGTGCAGAATCAAGTGAGCGTCACCAAGAAGCTTCACGATCAGCTTCAATGCCTTAACATGGTCCTCAGTCTCACCAGGTTCGTTTCCTAGCGTGATAGAGGACTCCTCCTTATGATACCGCCGGAGACGCTCTACAAACATCCAGTGCTTCGGCCTGAGAGTTTTAGACGTGTGATACTGCGTCACATCTAAGACATTCCAAACCTCATCACGGGTAATCGTCTTCGTCGCTGAAACATTCTGAGCCAGGGTCATATTAGACTTCTGCCATTCATTGCAGCAATCCAGACTCATCTTAATCTGAGAGATGCACTCAGCGAGCAATCCCTCAACAAGATTAGAATCCAGAGTCGGTCGGAACTTATCGGACATGTCACTCCTTTATGCGTTTTTTGGTGCGCAGAAAATTTCTCATATAGTGGGTGAGTGTGGATGCGGAGAGGAGGGGGTGGGGGTAGTGGTGTAGTGTAGTGTCATGCATGTCATGGATGTCAGTGGTTGTGCAAGTAGTATGCATCCACACTGCAGTTGTCATGCTCTCGTGCGGTAGTGAGTGTCATGAGGGAGAGTATATGTATCCCTGGATCTGCCCATCCTGCTTGCCCTTTGGGCAGGATGGTCCTGTCCAGTTCGCTAACGCATGGAGGTATGCAATGAAGAACGAAGTGTTTATTCTTAGGTCCACTGGCTTTAACAACGAGAACGGAACGTCGATCATGCTCAAGCAGATCAGCTTCTACAACGGTCAAGCGTACAAGCAGACGACCAAGGCTTGGGTGGCCGTCAAGAGCTACACCACCGAAGAGCTTGATGCTATGGTCGGCCAGGTGGTGATGGTCGATGGCAACATCCCCGGTGTCCGTGAAGGCGCTGAGAACGTGTCGTGCCGAGTGTGGCGCATCACTCCGGTGCTCGGCATGGTCAAGGACATGCTGAGGTCCGAGGGCTTGCTGCATGAGCCATCGGCGGACGGTGAGCTCGATGACGGTCCCATCCCGTTCTAGCAGAGAGGAGGCAGTCGAAAGGCTGCCTCTTTCTCTTTTTAAACAGCACGTCGCTTCGCTCCCCATTTGTTTAAACTCCATCTGCTTGACGCAGATTACGTAAGCTGCGTTGACACGCAGCAAATGCACGTCACTTCGTTCCTATTTTGTTTAAGACTCGACTCGCCTCGCTTCGCTCGCCTCGTCTCGTCTCCCTTGGGTGTTGTAAAGTAACCTGGTTTTTTTATTCAGAGCTTCGCCTGATTTCTCTCTCCCTACGGGAGAAATCATTCTCCCTCTTTACACAGTAGGAGGTTAGCTGTGTTTGATATTGAGGTAGAAGTTAGTGATCGTGATTACTCTGAGTGGACTGGGTTCCAAGTAATGGAGAGGGTAGCAACTCCTGATCCACACTATGATTCACCAATGCATGTGCACACAGAGTATGTATCTAATGATGGAGATGTGTTCCGTCCTTGGAAGAGTCGCAATGAGTTGTGCATCGAGACGTTGTACATGATGATTGGTTTCATCGGCGACTGGGATGAGAGCGACATCGATTATGTCCTTACCCATGGTGCACACAACGGCATGGATTGTGAGACAGGTGAGTTGATAGCTGGTCCTCGTTGCAGTACGTGTGGCAGCCCAGAGTGCCGCAAGTTCGGTATGAAGAACGAGTGGTTGTGTGACAACTGCATCGTGAAGAAAGAGGACAGGGCTTATCGTCGCAAGCCTCGTGTGCAGTTGACACAAGAGGTGCATGGTAACAGTGGCTTCTGGGCTATGATCAATGAGCAGAGAGAAGAGAGAGGCGAGCAACCATTTGATATGGGTGTCAACATGATGCCGATGGGTGGTTTCGTTGAGACTCGTAGCTACATGGATGCTGCACCAAATGTGAACAAGCCACTCAGTGAAAAGGAACTAGAAGTGAAGGGAAGAAACCCTCATCAGCCAGAAACACTAGAGCATAGAATCTGGGAAGAGAATACCGCTGAGTTCAATGCAGGCTACAAGATGGGATTGTAGCAGATCGGGGTAGCCCCTTTAGCGGGGGCTACCCCATCACTGCTTTTTGGAGAAAGAATGTACAAAATGTATAAGTGCTCAAACAATATTTTCACACCAGTAAAGAAGGAAACAATGAACAGAAGAGAGATTGCATTACTGGTTAAGACCGAGGCTGGATGGCTGCAGGTAGATGTCACAACCAGAGTAACTGATGTCGAGCAGATGATCATTGATAACCTAGAAGGTTATCCTGCTGACACACCATACAAAGTGCAACAAAGGATTATCCTTCATGAAAGGGAGCAAGCATGAACTTCCATCCACTGTATATGAAAGATAGACCCGAGCGTCCGTATGTTACCACTGAAGAAGTCTTCCCTGTTGAGGATGAAGATAGAAGAATGAACAGGGAAGAGGGGACCTGGGATGGCTTCAGGGTGTACACATCAATCGACATTGGCAAGTGCCAGCAGCTTGCAGTGTCCAGCTTTGGTGATTGGCATGGTCGATTCAAGCGTCAAGCCATCGGTCCTGACAGGTGGTATGAGACAGCGGTGATTGTCGAAAGCCAGACAGCGTGGGGACCTGTCAGGGTGACCGAGGTTATGGGTGGCGTGTTCACCGATGACCTAACAGGAACCAAGGAAGGTGATGATGCCAAGGCTCTTGCAGTACACAGAAAGCATGTAGCTAGGTTGGTTGCTGAGATTAACACACAGCTAGATCATGGTGTAGATACTCAGTGTATTCTTTCAGCGATTAAGAGACGCTATCAATAGCAGTATAGATACAGAGAAAGAGGGCCCCCCTTTAGGGGGGGGCCCTCCTCTCTTGATATGCATAGATAGAAAGTATAGAAAGTCTCATGCTCTACCGATTCAACATTGTGCTTTACTCTGGTGGCGACACCCCAGAGGATGCGTTCAGTAACCTGCTGCACGACATACAGCAGACAGGCATGTCTCTCGAAGAAGAGATTGTATTCGAAAAGGTAGAGCTCCCTTTCAGTATAGACGAGACTCCTCCTTCCTAAGCCGTCGCTTCCTACGGGCGACAGCCCGGAAGGAGGTTGAATGGATATTTCGGATGAGGAGATTGAGCATCTATATCAGATAGTTCATTCAGAAGCAGAGTCCTATGAGAGGGCTCTTGATTTAGTTGAGCACGAGCGACTGGATGCTAGTGCTCTTAGCCATTTCAATGGAGGTTATATGGCTGGACAGAATAGTTCTCGGGTAGAAATCAATGATCTTACTGGCTCTGCTATTTGTGCGGACCATGAACGTGGGACTGTCGTTCAGTTGCACGGCTATGGTTACACACATCGCAAGCCATCGTTCTCTGTGAGCGAGCATACTGTTAGCCTGTTTATCAGTGTCGAAGAAGCACGTGACATGGCAGCCAAGCTGCTTGACTTCATTGCTAAGAAGGAGAAGGCATCATGAGTATCACCGCACAAGTAGACACAGCATCTATTGAGGTATCCCTGGACATGCACCAGCTACGCACTGAGATTTCCGAAGTGCTTAGCGAAGAGTTCAATGAGCTAATAGAAAACGCAACTCCGAGCGAGCACATTCATATCAACAAAAGAATTGATGCGCTTGAAAAGAGAGTCGATGAACTGACTGCTCGGATTGTCGGAGCTGGATGCATGCTTACAGGGACGAGGACTTAATCATGATCGGACTAGTCATTCGCTTTACCGACAAAGAAAAGATGCAGGACTTTGTAGATACACAGCTTAGTGTCGTCTTTGATTCACCAGATTTGCAGACCAGACCAGCTGATTCCAGTGACCCTAAAGACTTGTACGTCTTAAACCGAGGGAGGGATGGGCGATGACCCGTATACCCTGCACCGAGTGTCGTAAAAGAAAGGAGACTGAAGCGGCTCTCAAGGCGCTTCAGTCTGACCATAAGAAGTTGCAGAGAAAGGCAGCTCACAGGATTCATAAGATCGGTGATCTAGAAGAGACCGTAAAGAAACTGAGAGCCAGCGTTGCATCTCTTCGCAAGACAGAAAGGAGAATGAAAGAAAGATACGAAGATGTGCTTGATGATCGCAACGAACTGAGGCGTGCGCTCAATAGTATTAAGAAGAATGTAACCGCAGCTATGGAGGAAAGTTATCTTGGCTAACAAAGCAAACGTATATGTAAAGTATTCAGTGCTCGTTGAGTACACAAACGTGGATCTAGATGAGTATGATGTGCCCGACCTGCCTGACCCAACAGTAACGAATAACCTAATCAGATCAGCACGGATTGACTTTGATGGATTCGAGCCGGGACGTGAGTCGGTTAAGATCCTAGAGGTCGAACCCGAAACAGAGGACATCTACCATATTGAAGAGCCGGATGATCGGCCAGATGTAATGCCAGAAGGAGGGGCGTACTAATGGGAATCTTATGCACAAAGAATCCGTCTACTGAGATGGACGTTCGAATGGTACCAGTACCTGAAGCAACTCGATCTTACACACCCATGCCGCATGGTGATTTGATTGACACCATTGAGGTGCAGCTCAAGCATCATATGCCGCAATACAATATCCACAGCAAACAGTTCGGGCTGGCCCGGGAGGGCCAGCAAATGTTTGGGATGATCAGCCTGAAGAAGGAGCTGGACCCTGAGTATGTTGAGGTAGAGATTGTAGATCCAGATGACAATCTAGATATTAGCATTGGCTTTCGTAATAGCTACGACAAGAGCATGTCTGTTGGTGTAGTGGGCGGGGCCAAGGTGTTCATCTGTGACAACATGATGATGACCTCCGATGCAGTAAAGATCATGAAGCGACATACTAAGAATGTCCTGCGTGAGTTTGACTACATGCTTTACACCAGCATCCCTGAACTACAGAACCAGTTCGTTAATCTTATCGAGGCAAAGAATAAACTAGACCGGGTAGAGATTGACCATGAGCATGGCTATGAGTTTCTCGGTCGCATGTTTGGGCACAAGCTACTGACACCAGTGCAGATGTCCGGCGCTGTTGAGGACTGGAGGAATCCCAACTTCGAAGTATTCAAAGACAGGACTGCATGGTCATTGTACAATGCAGCAACGTGGGGCCTGAAGAAGGGATCTCCTTCCCTGGCAATGAGTCGTTATTGCAATGCCCACGATTGGTTCATGGAGAATCTTGATAACCTCCAATAAAGATTCTTGAACCATAGTGATGCCCCCTGGCAGTGCATTTTTATGCGCTGCTGGGGGGTTTTCTCTTTTCTTTTACAATAAAGAACGATAGGAAGTGTGCATGGATACACCCGATCAAGACCTATATTGCATTGCTTTGAGTGAGCTAGAGGTTCACATCATACACAGCCTGGTAAGCCAGCAGCTAGACAATGCTCACATAGAAAACAAGCGAGTGCTTGAGTCCCTTCTTAACCTGCACAAAACAACCAAGGAACTAACGGATGATCTACATTAGGTATGTCCTAGCCAGACCCGTACTACCCAAGCCACCAAAGATTCTGAGTAGTAGTTCGGCTAGTAGAATCAGCAGTGCAAAGAATCAGGATACTACTGCAGAGCTATACCTTGAGGCACACAGTAACCTGGGCACTGAGCCTAACCCTGAGACGCTTGCCCACCTGCGTGACAGGGATACCTATGCATGGACCCATAGCATTACCTACCCAGTAGAAGAGTCGGAAGTAATGCAGATGGGAGAGGAGCTGGGCACCATCACACGGGGCATGCGTATAGCTGACAACGAGGTGCCGCATCGTAACCTGTGGGCATGCACTCGTCCGAGGTGTGACTGGTCTGACCTGTGCCACGGCAATCCTAGTGGAGACATTGATAACTGGTGGGGTATCTCGACATCAGACTACGATGGGCTGAGTAGCTACGTAGTTAGATACCAGGGCAGAGAAGACAAGCTACTTGAGCGTAACAAGCCAGGAAAGATTGTTACTGCTAGTGAGATACGGAACTACTTAACCTGCCCACGCAAGTGGTACTTTGAGAATGTTAAGAAGGCAGCACGTAGCGAGAGATCGTATTCACACTATAGCGCCAGATGGAAAGGCAACATGGTTCACAAGTATGCTGAACTAATGGCGCTATCAGATATGAATAAGATTCATCATACAGATATTGGTCCTCAGTGGGACGAGTACCTGCAAGAGTACTCGGACCAGTTAACAGATGAGGATGAGAAGTCACAGTTAGCTATGGATGCTGTAGCCTGCGAGGCAGTAGCCCTGAAGATGTATAACCTGGCAAGGCAACCGCTCAACTCTGCACCGCATGTTCTCCAAGTAGAACATGCAGAGCAGAGATTCGCAGCAGTGCTTCCCGGTACAAAGACTTGGATTACATGTCAGCCTGATCTGATCTGCAGAGACGGAAACGATATTGTGATTGTGGATTACAAAACTCTAAGCAGTTCTAACTTGGTGCGTGACGCTCAGAACTACAGACACTTGCCATCAATGTATCTCTACGCATTGGCGGTAACTAAAGGCTTTGTTGCCAGGAAGGTAGAGCAATGAATCTATTTGAGAAAGTTGACTTTCATAAGACGAAGAAGGGGAAGATGCTAATGGTGTACGGACCTCCCGGTTCGGGCAAATCTACCTTTGCATCTCTCCTTGCTGCAGAGATGGGGATCAAGCAGGTCAACACAGTAGTCATCGACTTCGAGGTTGGCATGCGTGATGCGTTGGTGCGTGCTGATTGTCAGAGGACAGAGCTGTACGACCTTTCCGATCCCACCCCTGGGATGGGGGTGGAGATCGCAAAGTTCCTGCGCTCCCTGAGAAGTAGAGATGAGGTAAAGCTAGTGATCCTCGACACCTTGAGTGAGATGTGTTGGTCACTGCTTCGTGGCATCTGCGGAACTAAACAAGCAACGCTGCCAATGTATGGTGAGCGGAAGCGCCAACTCAAGGAGATCCTTGTTGAACTAAGAAACTTAACGAAGTCAGGTAAGCATGTACTCGTACTTACTCATCAGACTGTAGGCGAAGTTGAAGGACTGCCCGGCTACTATGCACCGGAGGCACCTAAGAACGACCGAGCAGATGTGGTCGGGCAGTTCGATTTCGTTGGCAGGATGCAAGTCGCAACCAAAGCAGCGGCTGAGTATCTAGGTCTGAACGAGGGAGAACGATTCATTGATTACAGACAGGATCCTCAACAGGTATCGAAGTGCCGTTTCGATATGGATCCAGAGAAGCCGTACGTGTTTGTCCGCAATGCAGATGATGCACGTATATTTATCAATGCTCTATAAGGAGATACACAATGAGCATTTTTGCAGAAGCATTCGAGTCAGCAACTGAAACCCCGTCATATGGCCCACTGCCTGATGGCGATTACGAAGCACAGTTGATTGAGGTAAACACCTCTGATCATCCTATTACTGGGGTGACTGCAACCAATCTAGAGTATCGCATTACTCAGGGAGACAATGCAGATCGCAGGGTCTGGGATAACGTGACGCATCGTGATGATACGATGTGGAAGGTAGCTAAGATCTGGAATGCGATGGGGATGAATGGTCAACCTACGGACTGGGCAGAGTTCTCTCTTAAGCTAAGCCAGCACTGCACTAACAAGCACTTTACGATTACCGTAAAGAACCGTGACTACAATGGTAAGACTTATACCAACGTAACCTCGGTTCGCTTGAACGAAGAGAAGCCTCCGTTCTGATGGCTATACTGGGTATTGATCCAGGGTTCTCCAGTCTAGGCACGGCCGTCCTCTCCCTCCAGGGAGGGGGCGGCTCTGCTCAGACCTTCGATGAAGCAAACGTGTTTCGTACGCAGAAGGATAAGAAGAAGGTACTTGTGTGGGATGACAACGTAAAGAGATGCCAACAGATACACACGTACCTCTCCGAACTGTGTGACATAAACAATTTTATTATGTTTGCGATTGAAGCAGAGAGCTGGACACGTATGCCAAGCGACAAGCAACTAGGGCTGGCACGAGGTGTCATCTACTCAGTTGCTGCATCCTTTGACATTCCTATTGTTCAGATAACAGCGAAGGATGTGAAGCACTTCCTTACTGGCTCAAAGAAAGCCAGCAAGGAAGATGTTCTTACTGCGCTAACTGAACGTTCTAATCTGGAGAAGAAACTTGTCCACCTACCACGAGGCCAATGGCAACATGCGGCAGATGCAGCAGGATGTGCACTCTACGCATGGGAATGCAGCGAACTCTCAAGACTATATCGAAGAACACTCCTCTCTACGTAACACTGCAGAACCTGTAGAGAGACAGCTATTCAGTAACCTGATTTCATCTATAGATATTAAAGAGTCAGAGTTACAGGGGTTGCGGGTTGATGACTTCTGTACGCATCAGAACCAGCTAGTCTTCGATGCTATATGCAAATCAATCCACAAGAATAATCACTGCACAATCTACAGTGTGTCTGAGATACTCAGGGAGCAAGGCTCACTATACACAGCGGGTGGCGAGAACTACCTGATTGAGCTATCCGAAGCAGGTATCGGTCAATCAGATCCCCTCAAGGATCTGATTGCCCACGTAAAGAAGTACTCTCAGCTCAGAAGGATTGAGCGTGCAGCACGCATGACATTGCGTGCTGTTGAGGGAGACAGTGTTGACCTAGCTACTGTTCAGCAAGTTACACGTCAGATGCTGCAGCAGATTGAGAAAGAAAAGAAGAAGCAGCCAAAGACCCTATCTGCATTTGATGGCATCACAAAGAAAGCCGCTGATACATTCAAGCCCGCTATTGTAACAGGCTGGCCCATCTTAGATGCATCAGTAAAGCTATCACCTGGCAGACTCGCAGTGCTTGGTGCGAGACCTGGCATGGGTAAGACCACACTTGCTACGCAGTTGTCAGCACAGGTCCTGAAACATAATCGTGAAAGTCATGTGCTTTATTGCAGCGTAGAAATGGACGTAGCAGAAATCGGAGTAAAGGCACTGTCTGCATTATCTAAGACAGATTGTGTTACTCCGTTTCAGAATGACAACCAGGAAGCAATAGATTTAGTCAACACCAGGGCTGGACATTACTCGCAGATATTGAGTAGACTTGCTGTCTTTTACGGTACCCGTCTCGATGAGCTAATCAACATCGCAAACTATCTGCACAAGGAAGTACCACTGAAGCTAGTGGTATGTGACTTCATCAGCAGTATGTCTCCTGGTGACAAGTACGGAACCAGGAGTGAGGCTATTGGGCATGTATCAAAAGCACTGAAGCAGCTAGCACGGGATCTACAAATCCCGGTGCTAGCCTGCTCTCAGCTTAACAGAGGAACCGGAGCTAACAGGGCACCAACTATGAAAGACCTGCGTGACTCAGGTGAGATTGAACAGGACGCTGACATCATCATGCTCCTGCACAAAGAAGATCCCGAGGATGATAGGACCCTTCTTATGATCGAGAAGAACAGGTTCGGAACCAACACTGTCCTGCATCTCGATACTCAGTTCCAGCATCATAGATTCTCTTTCTAATGCACGGCGCCAGGGGCATAGAGTTATGGCTGATACTCTCGATACTGGCAGAGATTAACTGTGTTATCGAGTTACCGTATTAACGCAACATAGACCCACGTCCCCGCATCATATCCTTGAACCTGTCAAGCATAGATCGAGATGCACCTCCACGTCCTTTCTCCTTGGAGATACGAGCACGGTTCTCAACATCCCTTTTACGCTCCTCAGCGGTCTGAGGCACAGTGCCACGACCAGCAGGAAAACTAAGTCCACGTCTCTTGGTCTCAACCTTCGGAGTCTTGCCTGCCTGCTTCTTTGGCGTCTTACTGGTTTTAGGCGTTTTGTCTGCGGGATTTTCAGTTTTCTCGCCCGCTTCCTCGTTCTCCTTCATTGCCTCGGCGACATTCTTTGCAGCTTTTTGCCTTACAAAAGGCTTGGTCCCACGAATGTTTAACATGGCTCCGGCACGGATTTTATTGGCATCCTTAATCCCTTTCCCTGTCTTGGGATTATATGGATTCAATGCCATCAACTTGCTGACTGTAGTGCCCAGTCTCTTGGCAATACCAGAAAGGGTATCACCACGACGGATGCGATAGGTGTTACCTGATGGCATTGGAGCATCACTTCGTTTCTTACCTAGCTGAGCACGCAACCTGCCAGATTTGCCACGAACAAACTTAAAACGCTTGCGTTTCTTTCCAGCTTTCTTTGACTCAGCAACTCCGATGCGACCGGACTCCTTCATCCGCTCCTCAACTAGTTTGTCTATCTTGCGAGTAGGTGTTTCTTTGCGAGCCATTAGTATGATCCTTTGCTCTTCATTCCACGAAGTTTCTTACCTGCAGCAGCAGCTCTAGCCATTGCCTTGTTACCGTATTTCTTTCGTCCGATATTAGCAGCAATAGCACCAGCGGCTGCAGGACTCTTGCCCTGAGATTGAATGTTCTTCTTTAGTTTCTTAAATCCTAGATACGCCACAACCTACCACCTTACCTTTAATCCCGCCGTCGCGGCCCAAGCCACAGGTTCTCCCCATTTCGAGCCTGCTTCCAGGGAAGCGATCGCATCCACTCTGTCCCTAACACGGTGACGAGCGACAAGAGAAGTATCCCACCGATCCACATTAGCTCTTGCGAGAAGATCCAGTCCACCTGACTCATGATCCTTTAAGAAGAGAGAGGGGGCTGAACGCCGTAAAGCGTTCAGTCCCCCTTCTCGGGGTTTGCAGAAGCAGCCTCAACAGCGGCACGCTTCTGCTTAGCAACATCTTCCATGGAGATACCCATGACGCCAGCTACAGCACCTAACGAAGAAGCAATGATTGCCTCGGTCGGAAGAGTAGGAAAGAAATGTTTGGCCAGGATAGGCAGCACTGCCGCCAGAATAGAGAGCCACAGCTTACGAGATTTCATTTTATCAGACATTATTAACCACCTTTAATTATGAAGAACCTATAGTATACTTTTTGCCAAACTTAGCATCCCTATCCCTCTGCTGCTTTACAGTAATAGGTTTCTTCTTTTGCTTCTTCTTTGCTTTCAACTTGCTTGAAGCAACCTTGCTTCTTAAACTCGCAATATCTCTCTCGATCTTTGCACGCTTAAGACCACGTCGCGCTGTTTCCTGAACACCCTTCATAAAATCAGGATGCAACGGATCATCAGGGCCAATGCGGCGAACAGACATCTCAGATTTAACCATGCGATTTTTGCGACTGGACTTAGAAATCTTTTTTGAACGCTTAATACGCTCAAGAAACAATTCCTTCTTTGTCATCTTCTTTTTAGACACAACTACTCCGGACTAAACCAAGTTAAACTATAGGAACCAGTATTAGCAGCAGCATGAACCTTGATCACAGCTCCTGGACCAACAGCAAACTCAAGCGAAGCACCTGGCTCAACCAGAATCCCATGAGGATGAGAGCCACCCATCGCAACACCTGTTCCCACATTGATGTTAATCGGCCCCTTGTTACTAATGACAACATAGGTCCCGTAAACCTCAAGAGCATCGCTATAAGTATTGTTGGGCGTTGCTGTTTCAGGAACAGAAACAGTTCGAGAGTTCCACATTGGAACAGTAAGGTTATTCATTTGGTTCCTCATTCCATTCAGGCTTTGCTACTTCCTCAAGTGCTTCAGCATGTGTTAACTGTGTACACCCAGTTGGAACCGGGTCTAGTTGCGTTAGTCGCTTAGTGAGACCTTTGTCATCCGATGACAGCCGCACCCAAGGCGTTTCCGTGATAGCCTCTATAGCATCCTTCGGGCCAAGGTAATAATAATGAACCGGATAACTCATCCGTTCCTGCCGATCACAATACCTGCATTGCGAGCAATCTCATCAATCGTAAGGTGCCTGGTCCACGCTCTAAACGTGTCTATCTCACCTTGAGCAAAGTTGTTTATATTGGCAGCAGTACCAATCCAGTAAACACGTTGTGTGACATCAGCGAGATTTCGCCTTGGCGGATAGTCGAAAGTAATAGTGCCGGTGCCAGTATAATTAGATCCAAGCATACTGGTATCACCAAAGCTAAAGGTGTCTGCACTTAACCTTGTAATTGGAAGCGTTTGCCCATTTAGCATGGTGCCATACGGGCCGGAAGCTAAACCTGAGAATGTTACAAACATATTGCTAGATAAGTTGTGACCAGTGCAAGTAACTACTCCTGGGTTAGCAGCAGTAATACCAGTGATTGTTCTGGTTTGATTTTTTGTAGTAAGTATCTCGGAGCCATCTTTATAAAGGGTGACATGGCCGTTTGTTGGCCCATTTGTTATGGTGTAATTTACAGCAAGGTGAGTCCACTTATCTGCTTCAATGTTTACACCAGATGCAAACTGCAATGACTGACTAAAATTTTGTACATTCAAGCCCATGTCGCCGCCGTCAGACCTAGGGCTAACTACTGTATGGTAGCCTCCATATCTTCTAGCTGCATTAACAGCAGTTGGTCTGACTGCTACTTCAAAGCATCTGTTTGTGATAAACATACCCCCGCCTAAATCTTCATACCCATTCAGCGGATTCGTTGCGAAGTTAGAGTATTTATATAGCGCAGCGCCACCGCCATCTACTCCTTGTCCTGTACCGCAGAAATCGCCAACACCATCAAAGTTTGGCCAGTCCCCAGCGGACATGTGCATAATACCAAAGTCAATATCAACACCAGTTAGGTTCGCCAGGTTGTACCATCTGAGGTTGTCACTATCCCCAGATGCACGCTCAAAACGCAGACCCAGATTGCCATTAGTCAGAGGACGTTTACGATTTAAACTGCGACGCCTAGCCATTCCAACGAGCCTTCTTGGGACGGATGTCATAATGCACAAATGTATTGTACAATCCAAGTCCGCCTTCAGGAATGCGCTTGGAACTTACTAGGTCCTCAATAGCTGCATGCAACTGTTGAGGCTTCATGCCTTTAGCCTGCAAGTCAGCAGCAGTTCCCAGCTTATGCTGCGAATGAGTAGAACCACCCACATTTTTATTGTGTTCCTCGCAACGGTAAGAAGAAGTAATCTTAATCGGGACATTAACAAGGTCCCTCACCTGCTGCAGCACCCAGGCTAGGTGCCTGGTTGCTGCCTTGTTCGGGGGCATACCTAGGCATGTGCCACACTTGCAGTAGAACTCACGAGGTCTGAAGTTTCGAGGATACCCGTCGTTCACTTCTTCTTCTTTGCTGGCGCCTTGCGCTTTGCCTTTGGCTTAGCTTCAGGCTCAGGAACTTCAACCTCAATCTCAACAGGTCGAGCGGCTGGGCCAACATAAATGATTTTCTTTTCGGTAGCCATTAGTCTGCATATCTCCCCACGTTAACGTATCTGCCAGGTTTGATTCTTCTGTATTGAAGTATCTTTTTCTGTCTTTCAATCTCGCTGCTAAGTTCGTTAATCTGATTCTGTATAGAAAGCGCCTTACCAGGATCACTAGTTCTATATATCATTTTGGCTTCACTTTTAAGTGAATCAAGTCTGTCTTGCATTGTCTTGGTAAACTTATCTACAAACTTCATTTCCTTCTTAGTCATGTTTACCTTTTTAAATCCACCAAACACACGCTGAATAACCATCTTCCCTATTGGAACTGCGTTAGTGTAATCACCATCAGAAAATGGGCTGCTAAACTTAAGAGGCGAGTATTTAAATGTTGGGCTTGTTGGGCCACCGGCAGCAAGCAAGCCATAGCCAAGCTGAGCTGGAGTACCACCAATAAAAGCAGCACTAGCCTTTACGAGATATTCAGTAAGACCAGGCTCTTTAAATCCATACTGCTTAGCACCCTGCCCCATCATTAACATTTCACTAATAACGTTGCCCGTAATGAGAGATATATCGAGTGCTTCCTTCATGCCGACCTTAAGAAAGCCAGACTCAAATGCCTTATTAAGCCTCTTGACTTCTTCTGTCGGCTCGATGCCCATTGCCTTATAGGCAGCATCAGTTAGCCCACCAGCGCTTTTGAGACCGATCATCAATGTCTGAAGAGCAGGAGCAAGGCTGTTCATATTTCTTGCGCTAGACACCCAAGAGTAACCAGCATCATTGGAGTCATATACAACATTGTTACCAAGGGTAAATGTACCAGGACCAGTCTCATTAACCTGTCCATTGTAAACATCAATATCACTAGCAACACCCTTAAGAGAGTTCATGTAGGCAATAGCACGCAAGGCCCTCAAGGCTTGCGTGCCTACATGTGCAGGTGAGATAGAGTTACCACTCATCGGCGTGTAGGTGTTATCATCAAAGAATATAGCCGAAAGGATTCCACGTTTACCTGGCAAGGGAACCATTTTGTATGACCAGGTTGGAAACCAGCTAAACAAACTACCAAGAGTATTAGCTCTAAGAACAGGGATTATTGCACCAACATCAGCTAAGTAGTTAGGAATAAGACGATAGGCATTTCGCTCTGCAGCAATAGCCATATACCTATCAATTTGCTTTTGGCTTAATGGCTTGCCTTCTTCTAAGTACCACCTGCCATTCTTGTCTCTGTTTAAAACTATCTTACTATTTAAACTTTGCTCTAGCTGAATGGAGGTAACATCTTTGTTATTCATGTGACCATCCATTACTTTGAAGTGATGTTCATAGAGAGCTAGCTTCCCGCCTGCATCACCAAAGTTATAACCAGTACGAGCACCACGCTCTATTGCATCAACAGCCCTCTTCGATGGCTTAGCCCAGTACTTACCACCAAAGTATTCGTTTATATAACTACCAACAGCAGCAAGGCGAGGACTGCCAACAGATGAAAACGCATCAGCCATATCGGGCAGCTCTGAAAGCTGAGCTAACTCTGCCTGGGCAAGGTCACTCCCTTCAAGTTGAAGGTTTTCTAATTGATCATAAGCACGCTTGGTTTGATCATCGATTTTAATTTGACCAGAACGATATGCCTTGGATGAAGCTCCACCTCGTTTTAGTTTGCGATACTTAGCTAGGCGTATAACACTTGTTACAGTTTGTATTACAGTATCCATAGGCATGTTGCCAAAGTACATGCTCATTGTGCCTACATTAGAAAAGTAATTACCCTGCTGAGTAGGTAGATTCCAAACAGTCATCTTACCCTTACTGTTAAGAACCATGCGCTCAAGCAAACTACGGCTAACAAATCTTTGATTACTCCAACCAAACGAGTTGTTCATACCCGGAGTAACTTTAAACTTCCAAACAGCAGGCAGTGCCTTCTGCCTAATATCTGCAGATGTTTTGAATATGGGATCCTGAGAGTTAACAAACATTTCCTGAACAACAGGGGATAGACTGGCAGCCGAACCTTTTGTTCTGCCACCAGAAACACCAGGAAAGAAACCCAGCTCTAGGTTCTCGCCAATACCGTTAAGAGTTTTTAACTGAGGCACTTCACGAGCAAGAAGCCCATTGTCACCAAATATCTTAGTTGTATCAGCCAGTGTAAGCTGAGTTCCATACTTCTCTTTAAGTACACTATCTAAGTGACCAGCAAGCTTTTTTCTGTTGCTTGGATCTAAGATGTAAGAAGCAAGCTGAGCGCCGTCTAGATTACCGGGTAGGCTATTAGGGATAGAGCGATCATCAATAACACGGCGCTCAACAATTTTCTTAGCTGCATCCTCAAGAGTAAGGTTGTTAAATCTTTGCTCAACACGACTCCAGATAACCTCATTGTATCCAGTAGTTTTTCCGGGGCGCTGAACATTCTGCCGGTATATAGGTTGCCTGTCTTTGACTGCATCTAAGTGCTCATCAAAGAAGTACCGAAGGTGATAGTTAAACATGCCCTTATAAAAACCAGCTCGACCAGCTTCTGCAGAAATAACAGAAGCAAGGTTTTTAATAGCATCCCTTGCAATCTGCTGAGCCACGGTAAGCCCATCTGCATCAGGGTTGTTCATTTCCTTGCGAAGAGTATCTCTAACAGCACGAGCCATATCGACCTTGCGGCCATTAGATAGCTTTAATGTCCCAGGGATTCTAGCAACAAGGCCCCCCTGCATTCCAATAGGAGCAAGCAACGGAAGCCTGTATTGATCTAGGTGATTTAATACTTCTTTTACAAACTTGTAATAAACTGTCCTGTTAGTCTTGGGGTTTAAACCAGAAGCCTCAAGTGCCTTAGTTGCAATGTCTTTTGCTATAGCATTTTGCAGTTTCTCGCTGGCAAGTATAGACCAGCCAAAACCCGCAGCGTCCTGAATAGCACGAACAGCTCCGTATACTTTAGGACCAGTGCCACGCTCACGAACAATGCCAAGTCCTTTAAGAATATCCTTCATCTGACCAAGCACTTCAGAAATGTAAATATCTGTTGGCCTCCTCAGAAAAGTAGAGAATCCTTGCCCATCTTTAGAAGGCTTAAGCTCAGGCAGAAGAACAGATGCAAAGTCATACGTAGGGTTGGTATTATCAGGGCGGGTGCCGGCGGGCACAGCCGCACCGCCCTGGTGCATCTCTGTCTCCTGATCAACAAGAGTATTAGTTGCTTCCTGCTTCTGTTCCTCTGTTAGATTCTTAGATTTATTAATAGCAGCCTTCTGCTTTTCAATACCAAGAGGAGTTTCTGGTATTAAATTAGCACTGCTCTTTGGAGGAACAGCTTTATCAACTGCAGACTTCGCTACCCTAGCAGCACGCTTATACGCAGAGGGGGGCAACTCTGGTCCTTGGAGCGGACCAAGCATGCTAGTATTTGCAATAGCACGATCAGCGATATTAGCAGCCTGTACATCTGAAAGATAAACAACTGGCTCCTTGGGATCTGCAAACTCAAGTCCGAGACTTTTAGCCTCCTTGGTAATAGCAGCCAGCTCATCTTTAGTAAGAAACTGACTAACACCAAACTCCTTAGCAGGTGCAGAGTCAGGGCCATATGTTTCAGCCAGACTCCTTGCATAAGCCTTGCTGACCTCAACAGGCACATTCTCTGGGCCATACTGTTTTACTGCAGCATCAAAGACATTGTGATTAGCATATACGTTTGGGTTATTGCTAATAAGCTGGGCATAGGTAGCACTCTCAGCAGCAGGCTGTTTGTCCTTACTAAAGCCTTTAGCAAAGTCTTTAATATCTCCAACAATACCATCAAGTGCAATATCATCAGCAGCATAACGTGATAAAGCAACATCACGCTTTTGTTGCTCTCGGACACTAGAGGTGTGCTCCTTAACTCTTTCGGGAAAAGACTTAACAACCTCACCTTCTCGCCTGACCTTAGCAACAATAGGCTTCCTTGCGGGTGTCGGCTCAGCCCGTTTAGGCTTTGGCCTTTTAGGGCCAGGAAGTTTTTTTCTGCCAGGTATAAAGGTTTCTTTAGGGACAACGGTTTGCCTAGGAACAGGCCCCTGCAATCCAGCAGAAAGAACATCCTTTACCTTGGCACGGTCATTAAAAACCCTATTGCCAGCAACATTAATCGTACGAATATTATTATCTGCTACAAACTTTGAGAACTGCTTTGGTGTTGGATTTTCAATGTAAGGTTTATTGTGCTTGCTGGCAAAGTTTCTAGTCATCCTTGTGCCAGGAGAGTTTGTGTCTACTGCAAATACAACAGTCCCATCACTATCAATAACATTCTGTTCTGTACGCTGGCGATAGCCAGGAGTCTTAGACTCCTTAAGATTAAACCTTGTACGCAAAGTAAAGTCAGCACCGTCTCTAGTCCTAAATCCTTTTGGTGCAGTACCACCTGTCTTAATGCCAAGCTCACGTGCTACCTCTAGGCCCAGCTTATCTGCACCTACCTGGCCGCCGCTAATAACCTTTTCAATCCTAGCAGCAGGCTCTCTAACCTTGCCCTGCCCAATAACTTCTCTAGGAGTTGCAGCAGAGGTAGATACAGGGGCTGGTTTACTTGTTCCTTCTTTAGCAAAATCACCCCCATACTTTTCGCTCATGCGCTCAGATTCGGTTAATTTCCTTGCACTAGGAGAATCATAGTACCTTGTAGGTATTTTTTTTGTTGGAGCAGTAACGATAGCGGGATCAATAGGAATGTCCTGAGTTCTAGCTAGTCCACGCTCAGCAAGCTTTCGTGCAATAAAGCCATCAGGTTTAATAGCACCAGTCTCACTAACTTCTGTTTTTAAAGTAGGGTTAGTTCGAGACTTACTTCTCTTAGAAATAATCCCCAGCTCTCTAAGCTGATCGATAACACTGTTTCGCTCAAGTCGAAGCTGCTGTTTTACCAGATCATTTAAAACCAAAGACCTTTTGTCTAATGCTGACAGGTTGGCAAAGTCTGTTTCACTATCAATACCAAGTTCAGCAAGACGCTTTCTTCCCTGGCTAGTTAGTCCATCATAAAGACTAAGTGCGGTATCCGGGGCATCAATCTGCTGGCGTATCTGATCAGTAACAGTTCGTACATATGCCTCATCGGCTTTAGGGCCACGAATAGTAATAGCCCCTGCTTGTACAGGTGCAGCCTCTCCACCCTCATCGATGGCAGCAAGCACATCTTTAGTTGGAATGTTCTCTTTAGTAAGTGCATCTCTAGAAAGAGAATCAAGTCTATCGGTAAGAACATCCCTGACAGCAGGGTCACGCTCTGTCTTTAGCCTGCGGACGATTAGCGTTAGCTTAGCTAATGAACCAGGAACAGTAGCTAAGAGTTTATCAACAGCAGCAATAGCGGTTGCATCTAAAGAACGAACAGTGCCCTCTTCGCCTTTAACAAAAGCAATAACTGCAGCTTTAAGGTTTTTCTTTTCGGGCAGGCTTTCTCTAACAGCCTTAAGAGACATGCCTCTATACATAGCAAATGCTTTTAGTTCCGGTACGTTCATGCCCTCGATCTGATCAAGAACCTTTTGCCTCTCTTCCGCTAAGCGCTTAACAGTTTCTGTCTGGTCAACAGGGGGTTCTTTCTGAATACCAAGTTCTCTGGCCCTAGCTCCTATAGGCCTTTCGGATATGCCTAGCTCAGACATCTTAATAACAGCAATAGGCGCTGCAGGTGTATAACCCTTTGCAAGCTGAACGTTGCCGCCATCGCCTACATTGCCGAGATCCTTACGCCGAAATACAACAACATAATTACCATACCCTGCTTCAGTAAACGGAGTTGCCGAAACACCGCCAGCATCTAACTTGCCAGCATTAACAATATCAAAAGACGATGCCTCATCTGTAGTATGGAAAAGATAGTCCTCTGTTTTTTGGTTCCTAATATCATCTATTAGCTGATCTCTTTGAGGCTCCTTAAGAAACTCTGGCTTGTCTCTATCTAACCAAGTTCTACTGGCCTCACGCTCCCGCATAGCCTGACGAACTTCTGTTTGTGTTGCTTGCTTAGGTGGTGCAGCCTCGGGAGCAGGGGCATCAGCATCCCTGGGCCTAACACGAGTAATAGGAATGGGTTGCTCCATTCCTTCTACATATACAGAGATGCCAGCCTTATCCTTAACTACAGCCCTTACAGCAGATGGAGTGCCTGGATTCCCCTCGGCATCAACAAAGTTAATAGTCTCGCCCACAACGGGCTCTGGAGGCGGAGCAACAGTTTCATCTAGCGCCTCTTCGAATCGAGTCTTTCTAGCCTCTGGGGTGATCTCCGCTTGGCGCACAGAAGCAGCAGCATCTTTTCTAGATACTGGGGTAGCTCTTTGTGCTGTTGTAGCTCTTGAAATAACTTCCGGCGTTACGGCCTCTGATATTTTAGCTGCAGCAGAATCGATAGAAGACCTGCCAGCAACAACATCACTAGCCAACTGCCTGGCAATCTGCTCCTGCTCAGGTGTTAACTGCCTAAAGTAATTGATAAAGTTAGTAGCCATAAACGTGCTCATGGCATTGTAGGTTTTGTTATTTAACCCACCGCCATGAAACTGTTTAAGCAAAGCAATGAATGCACCAGCTTCAGGCACACCAGCCATTAGTCCGTAGAATGCAGCAGCCGTAAACTCAGCAGCAACCTGACCACGAGTCTTGGTAGAAAGCAGTGAGTCTTTAACTACAAAGTCACTAGCTTTCTTAGGTTTCTTATCCTTAAAGAGTTGCGCCATCGCATTGATAACTTGAGGGCGATATTCTTTTATGGGGATATTTGTAAGAGGAACAGTAGCCTCTTTGTCGAATCCAATTTTCTTTGCAACAGCAGCCTTGGCCTTTGAAACAAGGCCAACTGCTGCTGCTGCCTTGGGTGACAACTCAACAAGCTGATCTACTAAACCGGCAGTCTTGCCACCCTTAGCACGAACAGCCTTAGCAAGCTGAAAGCCCAGGAAGCCAATCATTGCAGTATCTAAGGGCCGGGCTCTAATCATCCCAGCAGGGTCGTCATCAATAGCTTTAATCATAGCCCTAAAGCCATAACCAAGGCTTTTGCCAATACCAACACCCGACTTAATTCTGTCTTCAATTATGTCAGGAAATATAGACTCGACTAAACCAAAGTCTATACCTGCATCCCTAATTAAGCGCTCGTATTCATCATCAGGAACAGCAGCAATAATTTGCTTTATAAGATGCCAACTACCCTGATTTAACTCAACAAAGTTATCGATAAGCAGTTCGCCACGGCCCTTGTCCTTAGACTCCCTAATAGACTTTTTAAAATGACTAAGTGTTTGTACAAATGGATCTACCGAAAAAGGTTCAGCGCTTTCGTTTAAATAGTTGCGGCTTCGGTTTAAGCTGTTTTTTTCTTCTGTGGTTAACTCATCATACGGATCATCAAGAACACGATGCTCTCTAATGAGAGTCCTTGCGCTCTTAGCAAATGGGCCCATGCGCCTAGAAATAGCCCGACCTACTAAGGTAAGAGTTTTTTCATTATCACCAAGTTGCGAAAACAAATGAGCACGCTTGTCAATATGCGCCTTAACCCAAAGCCCCTCGTCTAATTTAGACTCAGGATTATCTTTCTTCCAACGACGAAACGCAGTGCGAAGCTTTCGCTCCATGTTTCCAAACTCATCTGCGACAAGAACATCATTGTTAAGAGCCTCGGAGTAAGCACGCTTAGCAACACTTGGCTCTACAAAACCATAAAGCATTCCAGCCTTAATTGCTGATGTCCCAATAATTGGTGTTAGCAATACCTGAGATGCATCATAAGCAAACTCAGAGCCCAGAAGGGTTTTAGGCCCTTCTGGCTCTGGTTGCTGAGGCTGTCTAGGTTGAGCAGGTTGCTCGGGCTGCATTTGTTGAACAGGCTGCTGAGGCTGCTGAGGTTGCCGCTGCTCTTGCACAGGAGCAGGTTGCTGGAGTTCTGCTTCTCTCTCCTCAGCAAGCTCTCTAAGTCTATCCAAACCAGATCCAGCAGGAAGAGCGAACTGATTTTCTCTTTCATTAGCTAACTCTGCTAAACGCTCAAGGCCACTGCGGTTCATAGTTAGATATTAGTTTCTATTTGTCTTAAGATAGATACCGATTGCGTTGCTTCTTCTGCGAGTATCAGCTTCATCAAAGAACTTTTTATCCATGATCTCCGTATAAAGAGCGCCCAGGTTGTTGTAACTACCTCGCTCTATGCCTGTAAGAAGATCAGTTATCTTAGCAATCTTTGCAGTTATCTTTGTAACTTCTTCGCGTTCCTCGTCTGATTGCTCTGTGGGACCTCTTAGATTTACCTCGGCAACCTTAGCAATTAGCGAAGCAACAGCACCTTGAGACTCATCAATAATACCCTTAGCAGCAAGAGCAGGAGGAGTTTGTCCTAAATCAAAGTTCCTACTAAGAACCTTTTCTGCTTGTACTCTTGCTCGATTATAGTTTTCTATAATTGCAATTGCCATTCCCTCTACTGATTCATTGTAGCCAGGATCTCCCGCTTTAGGCATTGTTCTAAACTGATCAGGACTAATACCACCATTTCTAAAGACAGACGTAAGAAGGCTGAACTTTGCCTTTTTTGCTTCTACACTGTCTCCATGTATAGAATTGGTAGGATTATTATATTGATCAATAAGCCCAATAAGAGTGTCACTTGGATTTAAGAAAGAGGTAGATACTTCAGGAATCTTAAATGGAATCTTTCCTCTATAAGCCGACCTTGCTTTTTGCCTAAGTCCCTGAGACGCCTTTCGGGCTTCTTTTCTTTGCTGAAACTTTAGTCTCTGTAGTGCCAGCCTGTAATTTCTTTCATTGTTGCGAGCATCCTCAGACAAACGACGCAAAGCTGTTTCGGCATTTGTTTGCTTAACTTCTAGTTCGCCTCTTTCTATCTGGGTCTGATCTGTTCTGCGTTGTGTCTGAGATTTAACATTTCCTACATCAGCCAGTATTTTTTCAAGACCAGAGACATAAGGAGCAAGTTTGGGATCTTTTAATGCAAGCTGTTTAAAAGTAGCAACAGCAGCATCAAGTGCCTTAACCGCATTCTCAGATCGAATGCCCTCAACTTCAGCTTCTGCTTTTTCTACACCAGCAATTGCTCCACGAGTTTTAAGCCGCTGTGCTTCTAGCTCCGCTTGAGTCTGCGGGAACAACGAGGCCATTAGTTTCTGCTGAGTACCAATCTGCCCTGCATCAGG